GTCCAGGAAGCCAGGCACATCATTCGCTGTAACGCCGTCCTTCCCGGCATGACCGCCACGGAAGCGGTAGAAAAGAACCTGACAGAAGAATTTCGGAATCTGTTTCTGCGGCATATCCCTCTTGGTAGAATCGGTCTGCCGGAGGAAATTGCGGAAGCAGTAGTCTATTTCGCCAGCGACGCCTCTGCTTACACCACCGGCCAGATCCTCACCGTCTCCGGTGGCTTCGGCCTGGCCACCCCGGTCTATGGCGATCTGGCAGGCAGGAAAACCCGGCGGTAATCCTATAAGCAAAAGCAGTACGATCAGATCATCTCCGATCATACTGCTTTTATTGCATGCTTTGGGGTGGTATTCAGCTTGGATATGATTCGTTGCCAATTTTGACTCTCAAAATATTACTTGGCGCAACATATGAACTTACTTTCTAATAATATTAGGCCGCCCCATTGATTGGATCGCAGTTTTTCCGGCAGATAGAACCGTCAAACCCGACACGCAAAGAATCGAGATTCACTACCGTTGCATCGGAAAAATATAAAAAGCTCTACTGTTTGAAAAGTATATGCGCGTGTTCTGACAGAACTTAAACCAATGCTTTGGGTAGCATGCGCGAGAAAATTAAAGAAAACGAGAGAAAAGAAAACCAGAGTTGCCAAATTCGGCAACTCTGATAATGCCTAATCCCATCAAGATTGATACAAGAAAGACTTTACCCTAAAAATAGGGTGTAAAGTCTTGCACGGGTATTCTGCGGGTTTCAAATTTTAGGAAATACGCCGATGGAGGTTTCAAATTCCTAGAACAAATATTTCTTTGCGTTCGATGCGGTTTGGTTGCACAAATATCTCAAAGGTTGCTGAAAGAGTGTAAATTTTGGTTTGAGTTGCGATGACATAATCTCGGTTGCGTAATTCAATCCCAGAAGCGAATGGGTTGAGAAATAATCAAATGAGTTGCAAAAAGAAATGTCGCTATTGCAAAAAACGCAACCTTGCTATATAATAAACACATACCAAATCTATTCTTACTGGCGAAAGGATGAAACATATGAACGAACAAATGCGTGGCGAGTTTTTGAGAAAAAGAATGGTTGAACTCCGCGAAAAACACGGAAAATCTCAAAAAGATATGGCAGATTTACTTTTTGTAAACAAATCGACTCTTTCAAGAGTTGAAAGCGGAAACACTAGTTATAAAAATATTTTAGAAACAGCAAAAAGTTATTGTAAAATTCTCGATTTAACACCCGAACAAACAGCACTCTTTCTTCGTGGAGATAAAGTTGTTGTGACAGATACCTCGGCTCTCCTTAAAAATACGCAATTAATTGACGAGCTGAGCAAGGAATACAGTAAAGTTATTGTCCCTAAAATCGTGATCGATGAGTTGGATAATATAAAAGATCACAACATTAACGGCTTGGCAGCAAAGGCATGGCAGATTTTAAGGAGCATCTCAACTAATTCGAATGTTATTACCAAGGATTATGAGGGTGATAATTCGGAAGAAAATAACGATAGTAAAATAATTGCAATCGCAAGAGCGGCGTCAGAAGAATATAATTGTGAAGTGGATATCATCACTTATGATACTGGCTTTGCTGCGCGTTTAAGCGGAGATGATACTGTACGTTCGTTATTCCTTGAAGAATACATCGCCACCAAGCAATCTTTGACCGATATGAGTAGTATCAAGAAAATAGACGAGTACTATGCTGATAACTATGACGATATAGAGGCAGTTTTAGGTATTACTGTGCCTCAAGGCGATGACATCAATGCTTATTTACCCAATGGTAATACATTAATAATTTCGGCCGTTAGAAACAGACACGCCCCTTTGAACCAAAGAAAGACTAAGATAACCTGGTTGATTTCAAAAGGTGCAGACATTGACAGAAGAGACAGCGGAAAATATTATTTCCCGGCAATATCTCATTCTGTTCAAAATGGCGATTTTGAAATGTTTAAGTTCCTTTTACACGAGTGTAAAGCCAACCCTAATATTGGAAGTAGAAATCCTCACGATGCCGGCAAAATTCGTCAAAAGAATGACGGCAATATGCCCTTGATGATTGCTGCGTGGGACAATAAACTTGAATACGTAAAAGAACTGTGCGCGGACCCAAGAACAAGCATCAATCAGCAAGATGGAAACGGTTTTACCGCTTTGATTAAAGCTTGCTACTGGGGATGGTTAGAGTGTAGGGATATCCTCATTGACGCCGGAGCTGATACAAAAATTGTAGACAGAGATGGCTATACAGCCGAAGGACGTTATCATGAATATCTTGAAACCGGCAGAAGAAAGAATAGTAATTTTAAGAAGAAACCGAATGGGGGCCATTTTCGTAAATGATTAACCGGATTTGCATATCGATAAATAATCGATGCAACCTTGCATGTAAATACTGTCATTTTCATGAAAAAGGAATTATTGAATCCGCCGAGATGGATGTGTTCAAGATTCTTGATAACGTAATATCCTATGCAAATCAGGAGTTTAAGATTGGGTTTGTTGGTAACGGAGAAGCGTTTCTTGATTGGCCTCTTCTGAAATCGTACATTGAATATATCGAAGATTACCCTCACATCAGTGCATATACAATTACAAACGGCACCGTTAATTTGCCTGAATCTGAGTGGCGTTTTCTTGAAGATCATCATATCAATGTTGGATTTTCGGTAGATGGCTATAGAGAACTTCATAATACGAACAGATGCAACTCATTCGACAAGGTGATGAGTACTGTTGAAACATACAAGACAATAACTGGGCATTATCCTACGTTTAACGCCACAGTAGGTCGTGAAAGCATCGATAACGCAGACAAAGTAATTGATTTTTTTGCTCAGTTTGGTACAAGGATTACTTTTTCCAGAATGATTGGAAACTATGGTATTACGTTAGACGAGTACAGGGCGTTTCTTAACAAGGCGAAAAAAACAATCCCCGTTCGTCGCGGAGGAAAGGATTGCACAATGTATGGAGGTCAGTGCGGTGCAGGCATTAATAACTATTTCTTTGCAAATGGTAACGTGTATTACTGTGGCAACTGTATTGATTTGCCCCCATTAGCAACCAGTGATACATCTTTCTTTGATTTAGAAAAGCAGATATTAGATTTCGACCGTTGCTTCTGTTATAAGGAGTCTTTATGAGAATTGGATTATATGGAATGCCAACAGCAGGAAAAACATATATCCTTGATAGAATTGATTTTCTTGAGGTTATTGCTGGCAGCAAACTTTTGAGACGGTATGCCCCGGATTTCGATAAAAGAAACGAGGTCGGAAGAGAGTCAGCAAGAAAAGCTCTTGCAAATTTGCTGTTGCAGAAAAAAGAATTTATTATGGATGGGCATTATGCCTTTGGAGATGAAATCGCCTTTACCGAAAATGATGGTGAATTATATGACGTATTTTTATATCTTTACGTCGATCCTCAAACTCTGATGAAAAGAATGTCTAAATCAGAAAAAAATCGTAAGTATCTCAAATATGATATTGAGCAATGGCAGAAAACGGAGCTGACAAAGTTGCGTGAGTATTGTCATCTAAAAGGAAAGGATTTTTATGTAATAGATAATCCGCCCCAAAATATATTTGATGATATTTCTGATGTCATTGATTTTATAAAAGCAATTTGTGATGGCTATAGTTGCGTTTCTTTTTCCAATCAATGTGCAACCCAAATATTACTTGATTCTTCAGAAGAAACCATATATTTACTGGATGGTGATAAAACACTCACGCTTGAAGATAGTAGCAATGCTGTTTTTGGATACACAACTCATCTTTTTGATGGGAATTATTATACCGGCTATCAAGCGTGGAAACAAAAACGAGAGTTTAAATTATATGATATTCCTGAAATTACCGCAATGCCTGTCACTATGAACGAAAATGTTATTGCCAGAATAAATAGCCCGGCATATATCTTAACATCAGGCCACGAGCGAATTTGGGAATATATCTCATCTGAAGTTGGTATTGCGTATTTTGGTGGAACTCAAATGGCAGCTGAAACAAAGTTTTTTATAACTAAAATTTTGCAGCAAGCCGGACGAAAAGTAGTAGCGTTTGGCGATGGTATGAACGATTACTATATGTTGAAACAAGCTGATACATCCTATTTGCTCACTAAAAAGGATGGTAGTATTAGCCGTTCGCTACGCGGTATGGATTTGGAGGGGATTCATATTGTATGAATTAAAGAAAACTGACAGAGTAAAGCAACTAATCGAAATCACAAAGTCTAATTCTGGAATAACCGGTCCAGAGTTAGCTAAGGCGCATATTGAGCTTGGAAGTTTACTCGCGGAAGAAATGAATTATTCTGCAGACGACACTACGGTAGTAGCTATATTGCGCGGAGGTATTTTTTTGGCACAGGGAATATATTTTACGCTCGGTTGTAAATTTGAAATTTATGACCCCAAAAGTGGACCTTTTGTACGCCCTAATACTAAGCATGTAATAGTAGTTGATTCAGTTATTAATAGCGGAAAAACGATTTTTGACATTGCAACGCCCGATATCGATATTGCCTGCGGTGTAATTAACGCAAATACAGCCTCTTCGGTAAAAAACAATCTTTATGCTGTTCGTGTTTCCGAAAACTCTTTTGTTGGTTCAAACGTAAAAAAACAACATGGAAATATCGGTCCTGACACAACAATGAGGCTATTTAATCTATTATAAAATATAATACTTGAAGCTAAAAGCATCGAAAACGCCGTTTTAATATAGCGTTTTCGATGCTTTATTCGTATCTAGTTGCAAAAAGCGTTAAAAAGTTGCGTGGAGAAGATAGTGGTTTCGTTAAGTTGCGCAAGAGTTGCAAAGGTTGCGTTTTGCAAAGAAAAACACTCGTTGGTTGAAACATAGTTGCGTTGGTTGCAGAAACACCTGATAGTATAGACAAATACGCAACCGTGGTGTACAATGAGCATGTAAGAAAAAAACACCTACGAATTAATAGGAGGAACTAAAATGAACATGAACAGAGTAACCGAAATCGCAACTAGCTTTAAGTCCTTTTTGAAAGATACTTATCACAAGACAGAGGTCCTTCCGGAACTCTTCGCTCTCCAGGGTGAACTTGTAGAAAAAACATTCGGAGAAAGCACAACTACTTCCGAACTTAAAATTTGGGACGTTGAGAGACGCTTGGAGGAAATGAACGCTGAGTGTAACGGCATCGCCACCATCCAACTTGAGTCCTTCAAGAAGGATTGCAAGTATATTTGCAACCTTATCAAAGCAGAGATCTCCGGCAACCGCGGTGAAGCCAAAGCGTTTGATAGCCTTTCCCGCATCCGTGGTGAGCATATCGTCCTCAAAAACATTGAACTTTCCAACGCAGAATTGAGAAGCGAGCTCGATGCAGTTGTGATTACCCGTAACGGAGCCTTTATTGTTGAGGTTAAAAACACAAGCCGCAACATCTTTATTGACGAAGAAGGTAATTACTACAGAACGGGAGAGTTTCTTAGATGGGATTCCCACATTGGAGAGAAGATGCAGGTCAAGAAAAATCTCCTTCGTGAGATTCTTGATGAAAAAGGTCTGGTAGATATCCCGATCCATGAAATCGTAGTCTTCACCAATAACAGAGTTGAAGTTCAAAACAAGTGTGCTGCTTTGAGAACCTGTTTCCTCAGCCAGTTACCATACATTATTGACAAATGCCGCGACACACTTATTTCTTTCTCCGAAATGGAGCTTGCTGCCAAGACAATCACTGAAGCTAACATCGAAAAATCCTACCCCTTTGAGTTTGATGTTGAGGCGTTCAAAATGAACTTTGCCAGTATTCTCGTGTCTCTTGAAGAAGCTAAGTATGCCAAAGAGCACAGCTGGTTCAAAACGTTTGTTGCCTTCTTTAGTCACAAGGCAATGAAATATGCACAGACTGCTGCGGCATTTGCTATTACAGTTTTGTCGGTCATAAGTTCTGCTAACGGAAATTAATCTGGGAGGTACAATATGAGTGGTGTGCTTAAAGGTATGTTGGTGGTACTACTTGTTATTTACATTGTATCACCATTGGATTTCTGCCCCGGACCGGTAGATGACATTATATTGTTACTTTGCGCTATAGGTGGAGGCGCATTAAGTTCCACTTGCGATGAATAAGGAGGTCAAAAATGAGAATCAACATTTTACAAGACGGTGACAAAGTTATCAGCATTACAAATGAGTTCGTTGCTGTAGAACGAATCAGTGGCGAGGTGGACATTATCCCGCTCGGAAAAGATGCCTCTGGTATTTGGATTGACACTGAACATATCACCACAATTGGTTATGGTCGTAATACTGTTGAGGTAGAAACAGAAAATGGTGTGAAAATCACCAATTTTTAAGGAGGGTAATTATTTATGGCTGGAAAGAAAGATAGAGCTGTAGTTGCAGTAATTTCGGATCTTACACAAAATCAAGCAGCACAAATATCTAAAGATATTATGAAAGCGAAAGCAAAATACGCACCTAACGGAAGGGGGACGATAGCCAGTGGATTAAAAACAAATGTAGGTTCGCTTATACAAGGCGGTATTAGAAAAAGAATTGGAGGTTAATGGTATGGCAAAGAGATCTTCAGCACACATCAAGGCTCAAAAGGCAGGACGTAAGAGAGATTATGAAACCTGTCAAGCTTGCGGTTCAAAGCAAAAAGTCCAAGGACACCACATATTCGACCATCAATTTTTGGGGGCGGCTTCAGCAGATAACATTATTTCACTCTGTCACGATTGCCACAAAAAGGTTCATAGTGGGAAATTGGATGTTTGCAAATTTTAAATCAAAAAATATACAGAGACTAAAGTGTCTCAGAAAGCGAGAGTATATTATGACTATTTACGCAACACAGGAATGGAATGGATACGGCAAGCAAAATTACTATTGGAACGAATATCGTCTTGAAGGAGACGAAGTTATCAAATATAAATGTCATCGTCAAAAAGTATTCGACGGTAATGAAAGCACATGGGAAGAAGGCGAGGAGGTTGTAGAATCCTGGAGTATTGATGACCCCAAGATGCCGTCATGGCTTAAGCAGTATATTTCATAAAGGGAAATATCTAAGTTGCGAATAACAGCCCCCCGGAATCAGCTTTTGGACTCCAGGGGGCATTTGTATATATTGCAACCTCTACTCAACCATACTACCCTTCCTAAAATGAAATACGGACACTCATATGCGCGTCCGGTGACGTGGTTAAATTATTACATCATCACTGTCTCCTCGCATCCGTTTCGGAATGTGAACACAAACCTTCCGTCATTGTGAACGGTTATAAGCTCTACGATGGCGTGAAAACGGCTGTCGCTCCATTCGGTGTCAAGGAGGTCAAGCTCGGAAAGCTCAAACAAAAATCCGCTGAGAACGCCCGCCTTGTATTTCTTTTCTTCCATCTTACGTGTAAGAGTCGTATAACGCTTCTGTAAAGACTCATAACGTTCGGTAAGGCTTTCATAGGTTTTAGTATATTCCTCTTGGTTAAGAGCCGTTATCGCATTGTCGGTAATGGCTTTTTCTATCATCTGTGTAACAATCTCAATCTCTTCCGTGACCGCTCTTATCTCGGCATCAATTTCAGTATGATCGGAAAGAGTTTTCTTTATAAGTCTTCCATCCTCAATTAAGGCTTCACGGTTTTCAATTAGAAAGCTCAATGCAATGATGGAATACTCCTTGAGCGCATCTTCTGTAAAATGCGGTGTTGAGCATTTCTCTTCTCCCTTAAATTTATGATTGCATTGCCATATCACACGGCGGTACTGATCGTTTGAGTGCCACACCTTGGGACCGAACCACTCTCCGCAATCCCCACATATGACCTTCCCCGAGAAAGGACTATTACAAGAAGTACGTTTCGGTGCGTGCTTACGTAGGCGGATCTCCTCCTGAACCATCTCCCACTCTGCCGGATCTATTATTGCAGGGTGGCTGTTCTCCACGTAATACTGAGGAACCTCACCCTCGTTGACCTTCATCTTTTTTGTTAAATAATCCGTTGTAAACTTCTTCTGAAGCCGTGCGTCCCCCTTGTATTTCTCGTTTGTAAGGATACTCTCTATGGTGCTCGTTTGCCACACCTTCTTTTTTCCCGGTGTGGGAACACCCTCGGAGGTAAGGTGTCTTGCAATGTAATTTGCGGATTTGCCTTCGATAAACATTCGGTATATGCGCCGTACTATTTCCGCTTCATCCGGCACTATTTCGGGCAGACCGTTTGCTCCTTTTCTGTAACCGAGGAATTGTGTATACGGCATGCTGACCTTGCCGTCGGCAAATCGTTTACGTTGTCCCCAGGTCACGTTCTCGGAAATGGAACGGCTTTCCTCCTGGGCAAGGGATGACATTATGGTAATGAGCAGCTCACCCTTGGAGTCCATCGTCCATATATTTTCCTTTTCAAAATACACCTCAACGCCTTTGTCCTTTAGCTTACGGACGGTGGTAAGGCTGTCCACGGTATTGCGGGCAAAGCGACTCACGCTCTTGGTTACGATGAGGTCGATTTTGCCGTTTAGGGCATCGGATACCATTCGGTTAAAACCGTCACGCTTTTTTGTATTGAGGGCGGATATGCCTTCGTCCGTATAGACCTCAACAAACTCCCACTCGGGACGGCTTTTGATGTAATTGGTGTAGTAGTCCACCTGTGCCTCATAGCTTGTGAACTGTTCATCACTGTCGGTGGACACACGGGCATATCCCGCAACCTTCCGTTTTGTTTTTGATGCTGTGGATATTCCCGTATGTAAATTTCGTGTGGCGGGTATTACGGTTACGTTTTTAGCCATTTTGTGTTCTCCTTTCCGAAGCCCTCTGCCTTGCCGCCTCTCTCATTTCATATGTCCAACCATTGGTGCGAGAACGCGGTTTCCATCGTTTAACGGATGTTTCTCCGCCTGCAAGGTGAAATATCAAAGTGTTTTCTTTTGTGGCTGTAATTGCCGTTATCCTATCAAAAAACGCATTCGGCGTAAGTTCCGTAACACCGAGCACCTCAGATGCAAGCCGAAATAGCTCTTCCTCGGGGATTTGCTTTGATGTGCACACATCTTTACCCTTCTCCTGATATGAAGCACAGTTCCAGGCTTTTCTGCCGTTGTTTGTAATACGCTTGTAATGTCTTCCGCAACTCTCACAAACTATCATCCCGGAAAAGATGCTGCGCTCACAAGGAGTATGCTCGGATATACGTTGTGTGTTCCTTTGCAGGATCTCTCTGACGGCACAAAACAGTTCTTCATCAATGATACCTTCGTGAGTTCCCTCTGCATAATACATCGGAAGTTCTCCGGTATTGCGGAGTTCTTTTTTCTCCAAGTGGTTATTACGGTACTTCTTTTGCAAAAGGGCGTTACCGCAGTATTTTTCGTTTCCGAGCAAGGCAGCGATACGGCTCGCCTTCCATTCACCTCCGTTGGTACCCCTGATGCATCTGTTGTTGAGATCACGGGCAATGGCACCAAAGCTTTCTCCATCTGCTGCTCTTCGGAATATCTCTCGTACAATAGGTGCGGTAGTTTCATCAACCTCAAGGTTCCCTTTTACTACTCGGTAACCGAACATTCTGCGGACATTCATTATCTTACCCTCTTGAAACTGCTTTCTGACCTTCCATTTCTGATTCTCACTTGCGGAGAGACTTTCCTCCTGGGCATAGCTTGCAAGAATTGTAAGCATCAGTTCCCCATCAGCACTTGTGGTGTGAATGTTCTGTTCCTCAAAATACACATCAACTCCCATACTCTTCAGTTCTCTAACGGTTTCAAGCAGAGTTATGGTATTTCTGGCAAAGCGCGATATAGACTTGGTTATGATCATATCCACCATTCCGCTTCGGCAATCTGCGAGGAGCCTTTGAAAGTTCTCTCTGTTATCCTTTGTGCCTGTCAAGGCTTCGTCCGCATATACTCCGGCATACTCCCAATCACCATGGCTTTGTATCATTTTGCTGTAATAGCTGACCTGTGCGGAGAGGGAGTGAAGCATGGCATCCTTACCTGTGGACACTCTCGCATATGCAGCTACACGCTTTTTCTTTGGTAACACTTCAGGAAAGTGTACTTGTTCGATTTTTCTTGCCATATAACCTCCTATGTATTACTTATAAGGTACTATATATATCACTCTAACCCCTCTGAAAGTCAAGCGATTTCAGCAAATAAACTACTCGAAGATAATCCGTACTTTTTGTTTAATACGTCAATAGCTTTCTTATAATCCGTGACCGTCAGAAGTCCTTGCTTTACCATCCTTTCTACAAGTGCTGCGGAGGTGTGATAAAGAATAAGCCCAGATGGATCATACGGATTTCGCTCTGCGTGCTTTAAGGTAGCATTCCCGACTGCAGTATTTACGACGGTTGTTTCCATAGCTCACAAACTCCTTTCCGCATTCCTCGCAAACGAGGCTGTAATATGCTTTTCGGTTTATGGATTCGGGATGAGAATTCCACCAAGCCATACGGCACTTATCCGAGCAGAACTTTTTCTCACGTCTTCCTGTGGAGTGCGATACAAATGCACCGCAAGTCATACAACGGCGGGCACCGGGAATATCGGGATGACGGCGGATATACGAACGTACGGTATTGGGAGAAAGATGTAGGATAAGGGCGATGTCACCTGCGGACTTGCCTTCCATGCGAAGGTTATCGATTGCAATTTTATCTTGCGGTTTCATATTGTAACTCCTTTCTATGTGGTGGGAGAGCAACCATCACGGCTACTCTCCCGATTGCTGGTTTACGCCTTGACTTCAAGAACCTTTATGGCTTCGGGAAGAACGAGCTTGGCATCAATGCGCTCGGATGTGATGTAAGCAACCTGACCGTGATCGGCATAACGTTCAACCAAACGCTTAATACTGCGCTTACCACGCTCACCGATCCAAAAATGAGAGAAGTCACCGAAAAGGATAGGCTTTGCCCCGGCTTCTACCGAAGGAAGCTCGTTGGTTACGTATACGGGATAACCAAGGAGCGTGTCGGGCTCATCCTCGCTTAAGGAATTGATCCAAGCAGGCTTGCCGTCATAAAGACCAAGCTTCTTTAATCTCACCTCGGTATCCTCGGAAAGAATGAATACGGCATTCTTGCGGTAAGGCTCCTTAACGGAATAAATGAGGTCGATGAGGTCATCAAAGCTCAGTGCATCGGCATCGTTTATTACCTTGCCCACCTCTGCCTGATGGATAATACCCACGGGTTTGCTGTTGCCGTCACCCGTAAAAAACGCCTCTTCCTCAGCCTTGGCTATGGAATAAACGAACATATGGCGGATGTATTCCTCAACATTGAAATCGGCGTCCTCCAAGAGCTCGTCCGAAACGAGAATGCGATGTGCCAGCTTGTATGCACCGAGCACAATCTCACCGAAGGTTGTTTCGCTGATAGGTACGATCTCACCCTCCGGAATCCAAGCAGCAGAGCCCTCTTCTACAACCTTGGGGATCTTCATTGTTTTAGTGGTCTTGATGACCGTACCGAGTCTGCGGAGAAGGTTCTTGCGTGTCAAGCCCTCGACGAGCTTCTTCTCAAAGGTGTTCGGTACAAGGAAGCCACCCGAGCCGTCACTTCCTTTTTTGAGAGCGTTCTGAGGCATACCGGTGTGCATTGCATCCCAAAATGCGGAGGCGTATGCTTCGTCGGCTTTGCGATCTGCTGCGGTGGGATCACGCTTAATACCGAGCATTTCTTCTCTTAAAGCGTTGAGTCTTGAAAGATAATCATTGTAGTTTCTCTTGTTTTTCATAATTGTTTCTCCTTGTATTTTGTTTGTTTTGGATTTAGGGGTTAATACCCCCTTTGTTTTTGTCTTTTTGTGCGTGAGGCCCCACGCCCGTTGTACGAGTGAAAGGTCCCGGAGATTTACACCCCCTACCGGGTATGCGCACTTACCCCTTTTTGCTCGCTGTATTAACGAGCCATTCCTTATAAGCATCAACGGGTATAAGAATTCGTGTACCAATACGTATTGTAGGGAAACCGTTTGACTTCACCAATTCATATGCTTTCGGTAAACTAATTCCCATCTGTGCGGACAGCTCTTGTACGCTGATTGTAGTCTTATCCATAAACTCACCTCCTTTCAGGTAACAAAAAAGCCCATACGGATTTGGAGATCCGTACAGGCTTTAGATATTAAATTGAGCACAGGACTATTTTGTTGTCCATTATAATGATACCATATAACCGGCGTTTTGTTTGTTCCATTTGTTCCGATTTTACGATATTTCATCATATGATAGCATTTGTCATTATAATTATATCACACTATGGTTGTTTAATTTGTTTATTTTGTTGGAAGTTTTCTTATTAAAATATTACGGGGTATAGTTTTGCTTTTTTAGGAGTAAGAAGCTTTTATGGAGGAATGGTACGGTCGATTACTATATTTCGTCATATGATACCATTTGTCATTATAATTATATCACACTATGGTTGTTGCATTTGGTTGCATTTGTTGCGTATTTTCTCTTTTTTTGAAAAATTGCGATGTATAAGTTATGGTCTTTTTGAAAAATCGTGGGGAACGTGATGTTTTTGAGAAGTGCTGTAAAGTATCATATCATACCAGAGATGCTTTTATAGAGGAATGGTGCGGTCGATGATAGTCATATATAAAAACTCTCTATAGAGTAAAAAATTTAGAATAAGAGAAAGTTTAGTATATGACTATAGGAGACCGCACCATATAGATAAAAGGAGGATACAACACATGCAATAGTTATGGTGCCGGATGTCACAAACGATGTTTTATACGATATAAAAACCGTTTATGCATCAAAGGGGGTGAGGTCGACGATAGTCATATATAAAAATTCTCTATAGAGCCAAAAAATAAGTATAAGAGAAAGTTTAGTAAATGACTATTGGCGACCTCACCCCGCCATGTTGCAGTCAATGATGGTCATATATAAAACTTTTCTATAGAGTAAAAAAATTAGTATAAGAAAAAGTTT